GAGTATTAAGAAATCCACAAAAGTTTGGAGCAAAACATAGTTATTTAGTAGCACACCAGGATATCCCTACTCCACCAATTGAAACAACGGCCGCAATACCAATTGAAACGGTGGCGCCAACTGAGACTTCAGTCGCGACTGAAGTGGAAACAGTTGTAACTGAAGAAACAACCGCTCCCCCTAAGCCAAAGAAGGCGACCACTTCTAAGACAAAGACTACCAAGAAAACGACCAGCAGAACACGAAAGTCTTCGAAGACCACAACCAAAAAAACCAAATAATTGATATACAACTATTAACCTTTCTAAAGAACCCGGGTTATCGCCGGCATATTGTTAATGAGATCACTATTTAGGGTGAGGGGAGATTTCATTAATGCCAACTAAGCTAAATCCAATATCTGAAACAAGTGCTATTGTTTTAACTTCTACCGGAAGCACTTCACTAGTGGCCGCCGGATGTCCGTTTGGGATGTACACAGGATCCGCAGATTTTCTGAGCGGAGCCTCACTCCAAGTAGGCTATACTTATAAGAAACTGGGTGGCGATGTTGTCGACATCGAGTTAACCCCGGCGAATGTATATGCTGCATATGAAGAAGCTGTTTTAGAATATTCTTATATCATTAATATTCATCAGTCTAAAAATAGTCTTTCTACCTTCTTGGGCAACCAGACGGGAACCTTTGATCACTTGGGCAGCATGAAGACGGGACCCTCTGGTACCAATTTAGCGTATCCTCGTTTTACAATTGGGTACGCACGTCGAGTAGGTGATGGAGCCGCGGCCGCTGCCGGCTTTGGTGGAACCGTGGCCCAATATTCGGCATCGTTTCAACCTGTTAACAATCAGCAGGACTATAATCTCCAGGCGATCATTCAAAGTGCCTCTGATTCCGGAACAGACGATGCAGGCAAAACGGTCGACTATGCCGGCAAAGTTGATAACAAGCGCATTATTGTGCAACAAGTTTTTTACAAGTCTCCTAGGGCAATGTGGCGCTTCTATGGGTACTATGGAGGGTTCGGTGTCGTAGGAAACTATTCTACCTATGGACAATATGCGGATGATTCTACTTTTGAGATTATCCCTACGTGGCAAAACAAACTTCAAGCCAAAATGTATGAAGATTCGATTGTAACTCGGACCTCAAATTATGCTTATGAGATTATAAACGATAAACTAAGGCTCTTTCCAACACCCGATGCATGGGCTGATGGCTTTGCTGATCGGGTATGGGTCAAATTTATGGTAGATATTACGCCATGGGACCAAGGCACAACCAACGTGGGAGTTCAGGGAGTAAATAACTTGAATACAATGCCATTTGATAATGTTCCGTATGTGAACATTAATGCTATTGGAAAACAATGGATTAGAAAATATGCTTTAGCGTTGTGCAAAGAGATGCTGGGACAAATTCGAGGCAAGTTTACGACAATGCCCATCCCCGGCGAAAGCGTAACCTTGAACCACTCGGAATTATTGTCCCAGGCAAAAGAAGAACAAGCAGCACTTAAAGATAAGCTCATGGAAATCTTAGATACTATCACATATGATGAGTTAGCTAAGACCGATCAAGAACTGACGGACGCAGCAGCGAATGTGTTGAAAGTTTCTCCACTTCCAATTTTTGTAGGATAATAAATGATGGCCGATAATGAATGGGAAAGACCAAAGAATCCACCACCCCCACTTTTTCTAGGAAGAAAAGAGCGTAACCTTGTAAAACAGGTTAATGATGAATTAATTGAAAAAGTTATTGGGCAACAGATCCTTTATTATCCTGTTGACCTCGGCGCCACTGATTTCCATGAAATGTATGGGGAAGCCATCGAAAAAAGCTACTTGCCCCCAATTCGAGTATATGCTCTTGTCGAATTTACAGATTATTCTACTCAATATATGGATGGCTTTGGGCTCGATAAGTCTTGGGAAATTTCGGTTCATTTCCATAGACGTCGTTTAACAGAGGACCAAGATTTATATGTCCGCGAAGGCGATTTTGTGCTCTACGGAGATTATTATTATGAAATTGTTAAGCTGTCGGAGCCGACTAAGCTGTTCGGACAAGTAGATCACAGTTTTGAAATTGCAGCTACTTGCAAGCGCGCCAGAAAGGGACTATTCGATGCTACCTGATAATTTTGATTTTGCGATGATTCCTACGGGAAGCAACGGTAAGGCTGATTTTACTCTTAAAGAAGTAGGGATGTTGGCCTCCACTATTGAGAGTATTGATTATTCTTTGGTCTCTTGGATCAAAGAAGATCTTAAATTGAGCGTGCGAACGAACGAAGGATTTACAGAAGTGCCTGTTCTGTGGCAAGTGCCGGAGCGAGCATATCAAATTAAGCACAATAAAGATTTACGTGATGACGCCGGCGCTCTAAAGCTGCCTTTGATTAGTGTAGAGCGCACAGGCATCGTTAAGGATCCGGCCCGCAAAGGAGGGTTTCAAGCTAATACTTATTCAGATAAATATAAAGGGAGAAGTGGGCGATTTGTAATCGCCAAGCGCATTCTTCAAGATAAGACTCGAAATTTTGCGGTAGCTTCCGGAACTCGCATGAATACGGCCGGCACGAAACAACGTTATTATCCGAGAATCAATAAAAAAGTAGTGATTCAAACGTTGTCAGTTCCCATTCCGGTTTATATTAACGCCGAATATAAAATATCTATTAGATCTGAATATCAAGAACAGATGAATAATTTAATAACACCCTTCATGGGAAGAACTGGCCAAATTAATTCGATGCTGCTGTTTCGAAATGGTCACACATATGAAGCTTTTATTGATCAAAACTTTACACACTCTAATACAGTAGCTGCTTTAGGCGAAGAAATGAGGATGTTTACAACTGAAATTAATATTAGAGTACTTGGATATTTGATGGGAGAGGGAGAGGATGATGACCGACCTATCATCACCATGGAAGAAAACGCTGTAGAAATTACATTTCCACGCGAAGGCACTGCAGCACCCGGCAATCCTAATATCTTTGGAGAGATTTGGGACGGTAGTACACCCCCGGATGGCGGACCCCAAGGCAGTTCCTGAAGTACACCCCCATTTTTCTTTGGAGTTCAGGAGCTTTTTGGAATTAAAAATACTATTTAATTAATGATTGCAGTAGCATATTTTAGCAATTGTCTTAAAAGGAATCACAAGCATGTCAGTCAAGAATTTTAAATTTGTATCTCCGGGAGTATTTATCAACGAAATTGATAATTCTTTCATTCCCAAAAGCGCCGACGCCATCGGCCCGGTAGTTATCGGTCGAGCACGTCGCGGTCTGGCGATGACCCCTGTCAAAGTACAATCTTTTTCAGAGTTTGTTCAAGTATTCGGAGATACCGTTCCCGGAATGGGAGGTGGCGACATCTCGCGCGATGGAAACTTACAGTCTCCTATGTATGGAACCTATGCAGCCAAAGCTTTCTTAAATGCAAATGTGGCTCCATTAACCTATGTACGCCTTTTAGGACAAGAAGATGCCAACGCATCAGGCGCCGGAAAAGCCGGCTGGAAAACGCTTAGCAATCCTGCTAGCACCGTACTCAACAACGGCGGCGCTTACGGACTCTGGGTTTGGCCCTCCTCCTCCGCTGCAGTCACCAAAGGACTGGGCGGAGACTACGCCAAGCAAGGCGTTCTCGCCGCAGTTTGGTATGTAAATGCTAGTGCCTCCCTCTCTTTGAGCGGCACCCTGCACGGCGCCGGCTATACCACCGGTGGCGTGGGTCAGGTCATCGGTAACAACACCACAGATTATACTTTTACGATAGAGGTGATGAATGCTGGTACTTCGGTGTCTTCCAGTGCCAACGAGAAGATTAAGTTTGGTTTTGACGACTCTTCGGACTTGTTTGTTCGAAAGCGCTTTAACACTAACCCCCAGTTGGCATCGGTATTGGGACGTTTTTATCCCGGCCGTTCCCGTAAAAATTATTGGCTTGGAGAAAGTTTTGAACAATCCCTTCGTGCTGGCTGTACCTCGGCTGACGGCTCGTATTGGTTTGCCACCGGCAGCGATTTGACATCAACAGCCCTTCACGGCTGCTTGTTGCCCATCGCTCTGGCTGGCACTGCCACCACTGGTCCTCAAAATCTTCAAGGTGCTTCCACGGAAGCTAAAGCCGGGTGGTTTATCGGACAGGATCTGGGTGCCGCAGGAAGCTATATCCCTACGAATGCCCAGCGATTGTTCCGCTTTGTAGGGCGTGGCCACGGAGAGTGGCTCCAGAAGAACTGCAAAGTATCTATTCAAAATGTGCGTGAGTCTACCACGACAACGAGCGAATACGGCACCTTCAGTATTGTTATTCGCAACCTTCACGATACGGATAGCAATGTACAGGTTATGGAGCGGTTTGATAATTGCTCGTTGGACCCCGCTGCCCCCTCTTTCGTCGCTAGAGTGATTGGAGACAAGTATACACAATGGGACACCACCGCTCGTCGCTTAAAGACCTATGGAGAGTATCCAAACAGGTCAAAATACATATATGTCGAAATGGACACCGATGTTGAAGGCGGCGCAACCGATCCTACGTTGCTTCCCTTCGGATATTGGGGTCCACCCCGATTTAGAGCCTACCCTGCTGGCGCCGGTCTCCTCGCTGGCCAAATGATTTTCGCTCCCGCTAGTGTTGTAAGTGGCGCCGCCACCCCCTTCCTGGGTAAAGTTCAGTGCACATGCTCCCTGGCTTGGCCTACTCCTCGTCTACGCCTCTCGGCTTCTGACGGCGGACTGGCAGTTGCCACTGACGCTTATTGGGGAATGCAAACCACTCGAAGCCGCACAAGTACACAACCTGATCCTAGTGTGGCTGATAGCTTGAGAAAGCTGTGGGCCTCTTCGGTTAGTGATCCGGTCGTAGGTACACCCTCCCCAAGTGCCACCGCCACGCAAGCGGGCGCTTATGTTTTCTCTTTGGATGATGTAGTAAAAGGTTCTGATGGGGCTTATTACTATGGCTCTGGTTCCCGCGCAGCCGGCATTTCCGCAGCATCTTCCTCCATTGGAGATTTGTTGAATGCTGACTATAACCGCTTCACTGCTCCTTTCTGGGGAGCATCGGATGGGTTTAATATCTTGCGCCCCGATCCACTTTATAACGGTGGTATCCCCGGCGCCGGCGGCTCTGGCACAGGAACTGCTACGAACGCGAATAGCATGGAATATTACACATATAAGCGTGCTATTGACACGGTAGCAGATCCGGAGATGATCGATATGAATTTGTTAGCTGCCCCAGGTCTTACTGTAGACTCCTTAACACAGCATATGATTAATGTTTGTGAAGAGCGCGCAGATGCGATGGCACTTATTGATTTGCCCAGTATCTATATTCCGCCTCACGAGGCACGCAAGACGACTAAGAAGGCACGTATTGGAACTACTCCGATTCAAGCCGCAAATACTCTTCGCGCCCGACGCGTGGATTCGAGCTATGGCGCAACTTTTTATCCTTGGGTTCAGACTCGGGATTCCGCAACTGGTGTATTGGTTTGGGTACCGCCCTCTGTTGCAATGATGGGAGTTCTGGCTTCTTCTGAAGCTAAGTCCGACCTTTGGTTTGCTCCCGCAGGCTTTAACCGCGGTGGCTTGAGCGATGGCGCGGCTGGTATTCCGGTCACGGCTGTCTCTGAAAGGTTGACCTCGAAAGAGCGCGACACCCTTTATGACGCACGTATTAATCCAATTGCCTCTTTCCCCTCTAGTGGGATCGTGGTGTTTGGGCAGAAGACGCTCCAAGAGCGCCAGTCTGCACTTGATAGAATTAACGTGAGAAGGTTGGTAATCTACTTGAAGAAGCAGATTTCGATTCTATCAACTCAGATTCTGTTTGAACAAAACGTTCAGGCAACCTGGGCCAAGTTTAGAGGCTTGATTGCTCCTTTCTTGGACAACGTTCTCACTCGTTATGGTATCACAGAGTATCGATTGATTCTCGATGAGTCGACAACGACGCCGGACTTGATTGACCAAAACATCTTGTATGCCAAGATTATGGTTAAGCCGGCACGCGCAATCGAATTCATCGCAATCGACTTCGTGATTGCATCTACGGGAGCATCTTTCGACGATTAAAACATGTGGGGATTTTTTCCCTACTTACTATTTAATTTTGAAACGTTTATACAGGAGTAAATAAACAATGGCATTTTGGAGCGACAACTTTGCAGAACAGGGTAATACCCTTCGCGACCCTAAAAGAAAATTTAGATTTCTAGTTCGAATTACTGGAATCAGCGGTACCGACATTTGGTACGCGAAGACGGCCGCGAAGCCTTCTTTTACTATTGCTTCAGCCGAGCACAAATATTTGAACCATACGTTTTATTATCCTGGCGCAGTAACCTGGAACGATGTTGCAATCACCCTTGTTGATCCGGGCGATCCTGATAGTGCTGCAACCTTGGCCGAGATTGTTGAGAAGGGCGGCTATCATCCCCCTGCCAATAGTAGCGATCTTTCTACGATGACCAAATCTAGTGCCGCCCAAGCGCTTGGACAGGTAACTGTCACCGCACTTAATGGTGCTGGCAACTCTATTGAAGAGTGGACCCTGAACAATGCCTTTATTACGGATCTTAAGTTTGGTGATTTGGAATATGGTGGAGACGATTTGACCGAGTTGAGCATGACTTTGAAATACGATTGGGCGACATTGAATGATAGTGCCCCGGCGGACTCCGCAGGTGCGGCAGGTTCCGGAAACAAGGGACCGTTCTTTGGAACGTCTGTTACAGGCGACTAACGGTTAAACCACAAAGAGTTATAAAAGAGGTGAATATTGTCACGAAATAAAGATCGCTTAGGCATGGGCGACACCACGCCAGAATCTAGTGGTCCTCCTCCCCAAGTGATACAACAGGATAACCCCGCGTTTTCTTTTGTTGTACCCACTGAATTTATAGAGCTTCCCTCGCAGGGAAAGTTTTATGATGAGGACCATCCGCTCCACAATGAAGAGAGCATTGAGATTCGACACATGACGGCGAAGGAAGAAGACCTTCTTACGTCGAGAACATTATTAAAGAAAGGCATTGCAATTGAACGCTTGCTGAAGAACATTATAGTAAATCGGAACATTGATCCCGATTCATTATTGGTAGGAGATCGCAATGCCATTATCATTGCAGTCCGGACGTCGGGTTATGGCAACATCTACACGACTCAGATTACGTGTCCTGCATGTACCACGTCCCAAGATTATTCTTTTGATTTGAATGAAGCCTCCGTATATGATGGAGAGAATCGTGGGGAATTGGACATTATAGATAACCAAGATGGAACCTATACAGTAGAGTTGCTTAACATTGAAGTTACAGCCACTTTCCGACTGCTTACTGGATATGATGAAAAGAAGCTCGTTGGTTCGAACAAAAAAGCGCGAGCCAACATGTCGGAAAAAGCGGTAACCACGCAATTGCGGAATATGTTAGTGGGAGTTAATGGAAGCGACGATAGCAAAACTTTAGATGCTTTAATTGAAAATATGCCGTCCCTGGATTCTCGGCGCTTACGGCATGCATATAAATTAGCGGCCCCCAATATTGACTTGACACAGGATTTTATATGTCAAGAATGTGATCACGAACAAGAGATGGAGGTTCCGCTCACCGCGGACTTTTTTTGGCCTGACCGGTGAGTATATGGAGAACGTGTATGAGCAGTTCTTCTTTTTAAAATATTCAGGCGGTTGGTCGTTCACTGAAGCTTATAATTTGCCGGTGGGATTGCGCAAATGGTTTGTGGACCGTTTAGTAAAACAACTGGAAGCAGAGAAAGCTGGCTTTGATGCTGAAATGGCATCTGCTAAAGCAAAGAGTGATGCTATAAAAAAGGCGATTACGGATTTCAAA